CATGAGCGGCTACAGCTCCAGACATATTGTATTTATTTAAATATATAAAAGAAAATAATTTTAAATTTAATACGTAATAAAATTAAAATTAGTTCATTGTAATGTATTTATTTCATTTACACATTCTATTTACATAAACGACATGGAACCGCCAACTACGGTCTGTACCTTTGTACCACATGCCGTTACCGTGATTATGGCATTCTGAGTGTAAGTCGCATCGGATAATGGATTAGGAGTGACACCGGGCGTTTTAAATATATGTTTATTGAGTTTGATTAGTAATTTCTTATTATTACACTTCGAGAAAGGAATTCCAGATGTATCGAACGCTTTTTCTGCTAAAGTGACAATATAATGTGCCGAGTTTTTATCGCTATTTAATAGAGTGAAATTTTCGCACCCACCAATCTTAGCAGATGCACCCTTGATAAATCCAGTTCTGTCGCTCCCTATTACAAGTTCCATAGATTCTATGGCATTTGGCATGTAACCAAAAAGATTATCAGGGGGGTCGGAGGTGGGGACATTGAATGTTTGACTGTCGATAACAGAGAATGGTGTAGACAATTGATTTTCTTTCGTAACAGATACGAGGTTGGTATTATGCGGGGAGATGCCGCTCACGTACTTCACATTAAGTTTTTCATTACGTACATGAGGCAGTCTTATACCAATTAGTAAATGACTTACGTTAAGAGAGACATTTTCTAAATCTACTTCTACATCAGTAACACCTTCAGTAGAGGTAATTACGCCGATGATTCTGGTTATATCTTTTGTAACATTAGTCGATGTGTTTAAGACCTTGTGAATTATATTTTTCGATATAAAATTCTTCTCAGTTTCCGAAATTATATGTGTTTTTACTGTAATGAAGCTTTTAAAATAAGACGTGTCCAAAAATTCTCCTGAGGTGCCTAAAGAAGTTGGCGCCGCCGCATCTCCCGCAGAAAGAATTTGATAGTGTGAGCCGCCCAGTGTAGTGTTCGAGGTGTAAATATTGTTATAATAAACCTTTGCGGTAACCGCGTTTGTTAATGCCCCGGCTTGTAACAAAGAACGAGACATATCTTTGCTTCTGCCAATAAAAGGAATAGAACAGGCCGCCTGAATAACTAAGTCCGCAGTGGTGTCTGTACCGTGGTGTTTCCATACATTGTTTTCAACTAATGGTCGCTGGGCGACGGCGGTCGCAGGGGCTTTAATAGCATTTTCAAAAGGAGCACTGAATGTAAAGGGTTGGCCAAGTTCAGTTAAATTTCTAATGTAAATGTCGTCGGCTGTTAATGTTTGCGCTGTTAAACTACCCAATTTAATTTCGACTTTATCGATTAGTCCTAGTATAATATCCTTGGATACATTAGCATTCCAGTCACCTGGCAGCAATGAGCAAGCGCCCGTTGCCTGCGCGCCGGACGCGGCGCTGGTTAAAGCCACTGCCGAGCCCTCGGCATAACCACTACCGGGATTAGTAACATTAATACCCGTCACGCCGTCACTCACCACGACTGTACCAGTACCTCCAGTACCACCGCCGACCTGTGTGAATTCCACTGTTTCACCCGATGTATAACCACTGCCTGACCCAGTAACAGTAATAGAGGCCACGCCGGTACTTGGAGTTTGTCTTTTAAGTTTGAACTCAATGTTAAGTGTTATATCAGAGATAGCATCGGTATCAGAATTGATGTTGAAAGTATCCACAGATTTTGTTGTAGGAAAAGTTCTTAAAGAACCTGGGATAACCGTTTCACCGGAACCGGAAATGTACATTTTTTGACACTTGGAAATAAACGAAGATTTTACTTCCTCATCACCGCTGTACTCATTTGTTCTACATAAAGATTGTGATCCAGAAGAGTCAAAAGTTTTAACGGCGACGTTACTAATGCCCATTATTTATTATTATATAAAATATATTTTAATTATTTAAATTAAAACATAAATTTCGTTTTCATTTACATTTTAAAATAATACAATTAACTAAATGGCAAATTTTGAGTGCTCCGTAAAAGATTTAATGCCTCAGACACATACACAGACACAGAATGTAATCTCAGCAGATACCATAAACGTAGAACACGCTAAAACGGCAGACGAACCAGTTCCTGCTGAAATTCCTCAGGACGTTAAATTATCAGTATATCAAAGATTATACACCGATAAAAATATCAAAATGGCGATATTTATAACGCTTGTTTATCTAGTTTTAAACTCGGAACAAATGTATGCATTTTTATCTAACAGTGTACCCTTACTATTTGTAGATGGTTTACCGGGGTTTCTAGGGAAGGCGGCAATTGGTGTCATTTTAAGCCTTATTATTGTAATGTTTACTTCTTTTTTCTCGATGTAGTACTTTTTCCCGGGCCGACTAGGTCTTTTTTATTGGATAAATTATCACTTATTTTGTCCATCATCAAAGACACTATATTTACACTTTTATCTGAAATATTTTCATCTTGTTTGATACCCCATTTTAACGAAGTTTTAAGGTCTTGTGTTACTGGAATGCGCTTACTTTCAAATTTTTTACAATTAATAACTGTACCGTGCGTGTCAGGTTCTCCGTCGTTTTCCGACATACACATCTGACAAATTCCAGCAGGTGTTAATTTGAAATAAATGTGATTATTTGTATGATACCCACATTTATTCTGACAATACTTTGATTTTGTATTAATAAGATACAATGTGTCGTACATATTCGATTTCAAAATTCCACGAATATCTTCTATGCGGTATCCTTCGACATGATTCTTGAAAAATTTTAAAATACTATTCTTATGAGAATTTTCATTCGAAAGTAAACTAAAGTTACCAGAATTGTTTGAATCAAAATCTTCTTCTGTTTCTTCATACTCTGGTAGATTATAAAATGTTGTAAGATCTGTTTCAATGGATCTGATACTAGTATCTTGAATTACTTTTAATGTATTGGTTTTGTATATTTCATCGTGAATATCCGATGGCTTATTCCCAATGTAACACATATTATATTCGTAAACGCGATTTTCATATGTATAATTCCCATCTGAATATATACACTTATCAGAACCTACGAGTCTAAGACCATTCTTGTCGTATACGCATTTATCTATTATTTTATCCCAAGAATCATAGAAAGTTTCTGGTTTACCGAAAATAGTTTTAATTGAAATTAGTACATTCTCTCTTATTCTAAGAGCTATATTTTTGTCCACTAAAATATCAGGCCAATTAAAGTGATATCCTTGTTTAATGAAAGTAATATTATCTTTTCTAACTTCTTTTGAATTGTCAGCCTTTGTTACAATACATTTCAAATTAGTATCTTTGTATATACTCTCCATGACATTTTGAACACATATAGCATAATCATTGATGTCGATAATAGCACTAGAAAGAATATCAAAATCTATAAAAAATTTAAATATAGCGGTTTTTTTCTCAACTATACAGTTTTTATATTTGATGTGTTTAACGTACATCTCTTGAAACATTTCGTAATCATCCGTTAGGTCGAGTTTTCCGCCGTCGAGCATATAATGAGTTACATCCCGACTCGTTGCATCTTTTACAATCTTGCCTGTAGAAAATAACCAGACTCTAAGAGGATTTTTCTCCATTACAGTGATGTAATAATGTATACAAATTATTTTTATATTATTTTAAGGTTTAAACTTAATTGTAATATCACGGTTATTTGTATATATTCCTTTCATGGCATTCGGAGACAATACACAACGTTTCCCCTTTTTCTTAGAATTTATAGTTGTCATCATATCCGCGTCTATAAGCTCTACGTTACATAACGCATAATCAATTACTTTATTCTCTATAAACCACCTAAAAAAATTTAATTGTCCTACTGTAGTTACGATGTCTTTTTTGGATAAATCTTCTTCGGAAATGTAAGTTCTCCATTTGAATGTATGAGGATCTATAACAAGTCTTTTTTGTCTACAGAATGGGTCAAAAAATTTTTTTGAATAAGCCTTCAATTGGTTTTTATAGTCGATGTATATATTAAAATAAACCGTTTCATTATTAGAATGTAATGGATAAATTATGTTATATTTCTTCGCATAATTTGTTACTAACCAGTCCAACAATCTTAAAGAAAGAGGAGTTTTTTGATTTATTATATCGCTAAATAATTCTATTTTGTTTCTATAAAAAGTAATTAAAAAATTAATTAGAGTTATCTCTTTACCATTGAAAGACATAATACAACGTAATATACTAATCTAGTCAATCTTTAAATAAATTTAAAGACATATGCTATACATCTAATTATGGCGACTGAGATAATAAACGAAGACTTTAAGAAACAAATTATTTTTCTTTTAAACAATCATTGGACTGGAAAGCATGATATGTACTTTCCTCTTCAAAATGCTATAAATATAGAAAGAAAACATCTTTTTAAACTTTTTAATTATAAATATATTTTTTATAAAAAAGATACTGTTAATACAAAAAGAGCTGTACTTTTTCTATTCAAAGATGCTTCCGGAAATAACATGTCTGTTATTGTATTCAAAGATCTAAGCGTGTATCAGGTAAAATTTGAAACACTCGACGAATACTACAATGGTAGTATTTTTGAAATTTCTTATACAGATACATGTATCACCGTTTACGACGCGTTTTTGATTTCTGGAAATAAAATCAATTATCAGTCTTTTGAAGAACGTATATCAGAGGTAGAAATCATGCTAAATAATTCGAATAGTACGCACTTTTTTTTAAAGATGGTATCGTTTTCCGAAGACGTCCATAATTTTAAAGAAATTGCGGATAATGAAGAACTTTTTATGCTACCAACGCGACTTCCCATTTTAACTGGTATTAACTTTTCATTTTTCAAATGGAAACCTGCGGAAAAAATTACATTATGTCTACAGGTTAACGAAGAAAATGATGACATAATTTTAATGTCCTCTAATTTCAAGAAACTTATTACATTCGCAAGGATTCATGGTGATAATTCTAAGGGAAATGAATACATCAAACAGATTAAAAATCTTGAAAACTATAATAATGATTGTATCATCGAAATTAATATTGAATTTCCCGAGGGAAGTATCGTAATTAAAAATGTAAACACTGATAAAATTTATCCTACAAGTGTCAGGATAATAGAAAAGATTTTATTTAATAAACACGAGGGTATTCAATTTGAAGAATTGTACAAGTAAATAATTGTTTTGAATTGGTAAAAAAGGAAATAATACATTGACACATTAAATTATGTACCGATGTATTACTTTACATTTTTGATATTATATTACATTACAAGACGTTTAATGTCTAACGGCGCTTGAGGGCACGACGGCGCTTGCGGGCGTACGCGCGGGCACGCTTGGCAGACTTGGTCATCTTAAGACGCGATCCCTTCTTGACACCGCGGCGGCCGAAACGGCTACGGCGGCCCATACGAGTCGACGACTTCTTGCGTAGAAGCTTGGGCGAGACGTAGACACGGTAGGTCTTACCGTTCTTGGTGCGCTTGTAGTAAAGACCACCGTTGCAACCCTTGTATACCTTACGCTTCTTGCCACCGATCATGATGCGCGCCTTCGACGAAAGCTTGCGGACCTTGCGACCCTTGCGGACCTTGCGGCCCCGACACTTCTTCTTCTTACCGAAAAAAAGTTCAAGCATTCCCATTTTTAATATTTAATATAT